AACTCAGTTACAGATATTTTTTCGATCTCTTCTACTGTCTTGTGCAACCGATCCGCAAGAGCATACTGATTGAACTCATGCGGATCGGATTTTAGTTTCCCACCTGCTCCTCAACGGTTTCTGACTCTGACATCGCTTGAGCAATCCTTGTGACTACATCTGGAGATACTCTGTGCATAAACTTTTGTTTATCAGACAAGTCAAAAACTCTATCGCCTTGCTTATTCATCGCCTTCATAATGACAACCCTTACTACAAATTCAAGATCGTCTTCTTTTGCAAACTTATAAATCTTCTTCTTTTCCGCTAGAGTGAATGGTGTTGAGAACAAAACTACTGGCTTCTTTGTTTCGTCATCTATCCATTCTGGAACTTCTATTTCAATAATAGCTTTACTTTCAAAATGCTCAATTGCAATATCTAAAATAGTCATTATCACTCCGATCTAACAATGCCGAAAGAGAGAACGTAGGCAGGGAGCTTCGGATTACTCCTTTTCGGGTTAAACCCTAGCCCACGCAAATAGATCAAACCGTTGCCCAAGAGATCGCGCCATTTATCTCAAATGAGAATGATGCTTCCACCATGCCATCAAAATTAGCACTTGTTCCCTTGCTTACAATAATTGCACTTCCTGATGCATAAGTATCGCCAGCACCAGCACCCTCTGGGTAAAGATTCAAAGTAACCACAGAACCGGGAGTCATCGCCACTTGTGCAGTATCCGCTTCATCCCAATAGCAACTCATTGATCCTGATGAACTAAGCAATCCAGCTTTTTTGGTTCTTGCGGAGTCGCCCATAGTTGTATCTTCAATAGTGTCTGCGGTTTCATCAAGGCTGAATTCTCTTACCTCTGCAACAGTATCCGACCCAACCTTTACCACTCCATCTGTTCCCGTATGATTACCCATTTTCATTTACCTCTTTCTTGGTTAGTTTCGCCTTAACAGGCTTAGTTTTACACTTTGGCTCGGTAGTCCACCCAAAGCTCTTCAGTTCATCCACTTTGCCGGGATGAGCCTTAATTGGTTCGCCCCCTTTTGGGGGATAAAGAACAATACTCTTCATGTTTCATCTCTCCAGTACGGTATAGTTACATTTAGTTGATGCCAGTCCTGATGGTATCCAAGGTTTTCAATACTTGCGGTTCTGCAAACAACGTCATCAAAAGAGCTATCTTCAAATATCCCGGCAAGAGTATCTGCATAACCTTTCCCGGTATTGCTACCTTGATTCTTTGGGCAGAACACTTGAATAACTATTACCCCTGTATGCCTTTTTTTTGCCTCAATCGTTCTATATAAAGTCTCGCCATTTAAGATCGTCAACCGCACCCATGCGGTATTATTCGGTGGGTCAAAATCCACATTGTCATACGCAATATTCGTAGTAGACCAATTTGTATTAAGCCTCCCCTCGATACTTGCTCTTTCACTTACCCATGACATACTTACTCATTCCTACTTTTAATTCATTCATCGTTACACCAACCATGCCGTGGGGAGCTTGCTTGCTCCAACCATGCTCCAACCTATTTATGTATGGCAAACTATTCGTTATGTAAATCGCCTTAGTCAACCCAGTATTTTTTGGGAGCATTGGGCTTTTTTGCATCACAGACTGCGTAGTAGTGTCATCAATATTTCCCACAGATAGATTCCAATTAGCCCTTGCTCTTCCGGTGTCCACAGGAGTTTTCTTTGTAACTCTTGTGTAAGCATCCAGAGAGATTTTCCTGACAACAAGATTAATCTCTAAGCCTGCATCTTTAGAGAACTTTTCTATGTCTAGTGCAAAAGTCATCCCATTCTCTCGCCAATTATTTGATATGTAGCCCCTGCCGGATCAAACGAAATCTGATTAACGCTATATACTTCCCCATCTCTTACTATTTGATCGTTTGTATCGGGTGTCCCAGTAATATCTGATGCCTTGATTGTGAACTCTAAAGCACCACCATGCTCTGTTGTTATAAAGTTTTTATCACCAGATGAGGCTTGGGGTTGCTGCTGAAAGCTACGAGGTGTCACTATCGCCTTTATTGATGTGTCAGAGTCCGTATGGGTAACAACACCACTTGACGTGGTATAACTACCCGTTGTTCTCTTCCTGAAGGTAATTGTTTCTGCAATATCACCAACAGCAACAAACGCTGAATCTACTGCGGAAGCAATACTTGAGCGCAAACCCATTATGTTCTCAATACAGTAGCAACGCCGAATTTGGCACGTTCATGGATAACCCCCCAGCCTCTAAGCATTTCACTAACAATACTGGGCAATACATCTGCGGTGTCAGTCTTATCAAATGTCAAACTAACAGACCCAACCCCAACGCTTGTAATCCCTTTTCCGCTTGCGTCACCAGTTCTGTCTGAAGCAATTAAATATTTGGCAAATTCTGCACAAGCATTGGTAACAGGTGTAGGTAGCTCTGTTGTCTCAACTGAATACCCGTCAGGAGTAGTCACCCCTGCCCTTGGATATCTTAACGCTTGAGTGTCAGTGTTCTTTTCCCCAATCCAATCTATCCGCTCATCCATAAGCCGAGTAGACATTTTAAGAGCCTTTTCTTTGTCTGCAGTAGAGGCTCCCGTCCAATCCGTGACATTAAGATTGTTACCATGATAGGTGTCTGCATCCGCTACAGTGATATAACTGTCAGAAGATGTGCCACCAATAGTCGCATCTAAGGCCACTACTTAGTCCACCCTGCTTTCTTATAATTATCAACTTCTTCGGGATGAACTTCTGCGCTCTGCTCTCCCCTTTTCATCTTGACTAACTTGCTTTTCTTTACTGCTTTTTTCTTTACTACCTTCTTGATTCCCATGACTACACCCCAAATAAGATGCCCCCAACAGCAATTGCTGAAGGGGGCTGATCTTAGATTAACCCATGATAATTGCGATATTGTCAGGCTTCCATGCTTTAGTTCCCCAAGCGGATGCCACTTCTACCATCTGCTTGCGATAACCCTTGTACACCCTGATTTCAAATACCAATCCAGAATGTGGGTCTTGAACCATCATGCTGTCAGTTGCGGCATCCCCATCAGGAGTAGCAGGAGCGCGAATTGCCAGTTCTACTGCTGACTGATGGAAAAGCACATTAGGTGTATGAGCATTTCCTACTGTTACACCATCATTATCGTCTTCTGCTGCCTGTAAACCGGGGCTACCAATTACGATATCACCACCAGTTAGTGCGGTGTTGACCACATAATTGTCGCTAGTGCCTGTGATAGTAACAATATCACCAGCAAGAATAGTGCCAGAACCAGTATCTACTGATACTGTCGTATCATTTACTGACCCAGCAGCACTCAATTGGTAGTTTGTTCCTGTTCCAATAGTATGAGCGGAAATCTGCCCAGACTCTTTGAGCATACAACCTTGCAAATTAAGCAATGTTCCTTGACGTAACATAAGGTCATCACCGGACTCATTTACTTTCTGTAACTGAGCCAGATTTCGCAAGTTTGTACCAGCAGTTGTACTAAGAACCAAACTCAACCGGCCATCATTAGTCACACCACCATTATCAGCAATAATCTGTCTAGCTGAAGCAACTAGAGCGAAAGTTGTTGCAAATGGAGTTGTTCCTGCGGTTCCAACAGCCCTTGACGCTCCTCGATAAGCAGCTTGCCAGAGGTCTTCTTCTATTTCATTGGTAAGAGTCCGCATTGCTTGAGCAATCTGATCACCATAAATAGTCTCATACCCTGACCCATTGTTGACGTGCTGAATATCCTCGCCCGTCCAAGGAATCTGAACTGCGCGAGCATTATCAATCGTCATCGTCTTGGTATCAATCGTCTGGTCTGTCCCTTGCGGGATAGTCATAGACTCAGTGATGTTTGTAGCAGATGCGGAGCGCGTGAAATGTGAACGTACTGTGTCGTTTAGTGCGACACGCGCAGTTTTTGCATTGATAGTTGATGATGGGATAAACCCAACAAGTTCTCGTCCAACTGTATCGGCTGCCTTATAAATATCACCAGCCAAGTTGGTAAGTGTGTTTGCCATGATATGTCCTCAAATAATTAAAAAAGTATTCCGAGGACATTGAGTCCTCTTGCCTGTGATTGCGCTGCAATCCACAAAAGTGACTCTGCCACACTTGTAGTTTTAGTTCATTTACTAATGGTTGTCAACTACTTTTCCTCCCTTCTTTGAAAATCCTGACCTTTCCTTCTGAGTCATTGCATCAAACTCTTTTCTCGTTACAGTATTACTGCCATCTTCTCCACCACCAGACCCATGCTGAGAACCGCCTCCATTAGATAAGGCGAACAGGTGCGGAGCCGTTTCGGTTAAGCCTTTTACCCATGAGTCCACTCCCATTGGCTCAGTAGCTCCTGCAAGATAGATTACATTTCCATCACTATCCATTGGTACTGCCTGACCCTCTTTTAACCTAAATACTGCCTTTGCCCTCAACAAGATATCCTCGGTTGCTGTAGGCAAAACCCCGTGTTTGGATGCCTGATCTCTAACTGCGGAATCTATCATTAACCCTTCAAGCTGTCGTTGGTATGTACTATTCTCTTCTTCCAATACTTTATAGACTTTATTGTGATCTTTCCGTATGCGGGCGGTACGCTCTTCCACAAGTTCATCAATCTTGCCAGCATCAATTAGCTTCTTGTCTTTCTGATCTCGTTGTTTCTGCATCATTTTCGCATACTGATCGAGGTCTACATTAGCAAATTTGCTCTGCAAAGCATCCATATCCTTCATCAGCTTCACATTGTTTCCACGAAACTC